GTACATTATGTAACATGGCCATTATTCGTTCATGCACGGACTTCATTCTGGTTGTCCTTCCGCAGACGGAGGTTCAACTCCAGGCGGAGCTGTGTGCTGCATTGTTAACGTTTGCATCATGAGAGCCTGCTGATGAGCCTTCATATGAAGTATACAGTTCAAGTAGCCAGCAGGATTCGTTTTCTTCATATCGAGTCCTATCGGATCTACCAACAGAGACTTAATCGTTGCTATATGAACAGCATGGTCATCAACATCCGGGTCTATAGGAACGGAAGGGTTAATCATGTCTATAGGCTGCGAATTCGATAACTCATCAATTTCCATTGCTTGCTTATACCGTTGAGACTCTCCAGGAATCTTGAACTCATTCAAGGCTAGGTTGTCTTGAAGGTTTCTGGCGTTTTCCGGTGTGTAAAGAGCTGAGTTTATGAAGGGATTATTGAGTTCGATAAACTTCATTAGCAAAGCATTCTTCTGAATACTTGATACAGGAAATGACTCACTGCTCTCGCTCTCCACACCACCGGTTTTGCCCAAGAGTTCGCTTTGCCGAATCCAAACATTTACATACTTCCCATCCTGAAATTGTGCGTACTTCTGATCCTCCACAACCGTTTCTGCATAAATATCAACTGCTCCGCCGACTGTTCGTTTCCACCAATCCACAGCAAACTTCTGAACGATCATCAGTCTCTGCAGAGCCATTGCCCGCGATTGCTGGTATTCGCTAAACGTCCTACTCTTTCCCTCCGACGGTCCTCCGTAGATTGATGGAAAACTTCCTACAAGGAACTGTCCAGCTTGGTCAAGCTGGTTCTTGAACATCGGAACTTCTTTAGAGAGTGTTGTCCTTTGAAGAGTATGGAAAGACGCTGCGAGTGGTTGACCCTGCTTCGCTTTAGCCTTATACATGTAACCAGGAGCGCTTTCAGTTTTCCCGTACTGGTCAAAGTTGAGGACGTCTGCTTCGGCAAAACTAGCAGGATTCGAGTGATCGATAGTATCCATCGTGAGGTTAGCAAGCTGATTCTCCATGTCGTTAACGGAAATTAATGGCTTCCCGATAGGATCAGAATGAATGTACGTGCTCAATCCAGCCTGTCCAATCTCCCACTTCTTATCCAGACTCTCATCTTCAGGCTGTGTAACATCGTTGTCTACCAACGTGTCTAGCTTTCCAACGAAGGTGCAATGTACGCCGTCAGGATACCTTTTAAAAAGATCAATCCTAACTTTTTCATCGTCGATTAACCAATAACGAGACGGTCTAAACCATGCCTGAGTTATTGTACTGAGATCTCGTGTGTTCATTCCAGGATCGTCAGGGTAGAGATATCCTGTGCGGGAGAACCTATTAACGGATTCAATGGTGTCTCCGTCAATTGTCTTTGTGAGTTCAGACTCCTTGAAGTCCGGCTGTAAAGTCGCCTTAATGTTACTTTTTGAACTGTCGAGGAATAAGAGAAAATAGTCGCATTCATCTTGATTGGTCGCATGGTATGGTATCTTGAACGACAGTGGGCCAAATGTGCGTAACTTAACCCTTGTTTTAGACAAAACCTTAGTGCCAGTTTGTACAGGAACCTGCTCAGATCCTTCCTCCTCTTTCATCTCTGATCCACATTGTGGACAAATGTTTGTTGCTGTAGCGGACGGATCAGCGTATTCCTGCAGCCCAACAGGGCTGCTAGCTAGGGCCTGTACGTCGCCAGAAACATTATCAGACCGATCAGACTCCATGCCAGAATCGCTGAGATTACTTGGATTTTCACGCTCATATCCGCACGTCGGACAAACCTGCTTAGAATTCGGACGTTCCTCCATGCCGTACGCAGGAACGGTATACGTGCCATACTTAGGGTCCGCATCTTTGTATCTGTACGAAGCAACAATACCTCCATTCCAAAGGAAAAACATTCCTTTAAGATAAATCATTGCAGCGTTGTTATGTCTCTGTATGAGGTCACCAATCTTTGATTTAGTTCTAGCCGTGAGGACGTCCAAACTGTCATCTGCATCATCAGGTACCCAACGCAATGTGGGCAATTGAGAAGACAAAGCTGATATGATGGCTTCACCATGTGCACGGTAGATATTGAGTACGTAGTCATAGTAGGGGCCATTACCTTCATCATCGTCTTCCATGAAGTGAGACTTACGTGTGTTTACATCCTCAGTGCTCAGCCAAGTCTGATCCCGTTCAGACCAAAACAAGTACTGCACGCCATGCCAGTATTCCTCAAGTTTCTTCCATTCCTTAATCTGCGCCTTGTAAATCTCAAAGTCTTCCCGTTTACATTCACGGAGAATGTCTTCGAGAGCCTTTTTGATTTTCTCAGGTATTTTTGGCATGGCAAACTAATTTAATTTAATCAGCACTGCCCTTTATAGCTTTAGTGAAACGGCTCAGCTTGCTAATCTTGCCACTGAGTTCATTCCGTTTACTTTTGAATCGCGTCGTGAAGTCCTTTTTGAACTTTCCATGTGGCGTGGAGATTCCAGTGATGGATTCTCTTACTGTGTCACTGATCGGTTTCGGCATGCTGCTCTTCCTTCTGTTTGAAATCTAAGACCTCTGGTTCCAATTCCTCAATGCGATTCCTGAACCGCTTTTCCAACCGTGCTCTGTACGATGGCCAACTCTCTGGACTGACCCTAACCTTGTCGTTGGAATTTCCAGCAGACTGTATTCTAACAGTGGTATCACCTTCCACGACGGAAACGCCTAGATGTTGAAGTATAATGTTCGTTAAGCGAACGTTCTCTGCTCGTTCGGAACGCAACATTTCCATCAAGTCCTCAATAACGTCGCGGTGAGTCAATGGCTCTTCCAACTCTGCGCCTCCCCATGCGTACCCGGCCACTTAAAGATGAATTCCCAGCCTCATGCTCTATCCTGTCCATTTTCATGTAATACGAAGTCATATCGCCACCGTGTTGCAACTGCAAAACGGCGTTGGCTACCTTCTCTGCGATTTTATATTCTTCTACGCCGCCATCCAAATAACGTTGACATGCCTCAATTCCGTAACGTGTTTCGTCGTAGGGATCGTCGCCTGGGAACTCTGCTACATCCTCATTAGGTTTGCCCTTCGTGTTGGCGGCGTAAACGCAATGCGGAATTGTTTCAACAGTCTTTGGGCACATGCCTTCAAAGATTTGAAACTTGGGAAGGAAACGCTCTGGCGTTTCAGGTTCGTACAAGGATTTGTATTCAGCTAGTGCTTTATCGCCGTACATGCGTTTGATCTTCAACGCCGTATCAACGTTGTAGCCTTCCTGTGGAATATAGCGTGGAGGTCGCGGAATAACTCTAATGTACTCTTGCATTAGAATCTTGCCTCCTATCCTGTCATTGTTAGCCTTCCTAGCCTGCCTGCCAAATGCCTCTGCGAACTCCTGTGCAATTAAACCTTGGCCACGTTCCTGCCATGCCGAAGGATCTAGTACAACATCCGTTAATTCTAGATCAGAGGTCATTCTTCGGATGTCGGTTGCCCACGTCGAGACTTTAGTCTTAACGCATGTGTGCTCTTTAACCTTGTAAATCTTGGCTGGCTTGTCTTCTGAGGGCACAGGGTTAATCCTGTACAATCCTGCACAGGTCATCGCAGCATAGCCCCAATCAATGGATAAAATAGAGGGCCAGTAATACGGCACGGTGAATGGCTGAACAACGTGCGTACTCTCTGAGAAATCATCAAAGACCTGGCCCTCAAAGGAGTCCCACCGGCCCTCAAGCTTGGCAGCCCGTTCTGACGGCGGCAAGGAGGCTAGCCGGCTCAGGTAATTCGGATCGGACTCCAAAAGGAATGTGTTATCCGTTGCCCGGCATGGAATGAAGATTGCGTCAACGGTTCTTTCCTCACGTTTGCCCGTTGGCCCGTCGTAGAATACCTTGCGTCGGATTATCTTGTAGCCATCTTCAGCAGGCTTAATAAACCGATTATATACCCAAGTATGACCAATGTTACCAGGATTAGTGCCTGACCTAACAATCGCTGGAAGGCGATTGTCAGAAGATCGAACGCGAGTGAACGCGATATAGACGTATTGGTATTCTGTGAAGGAGGTAAGCTCATCGAAGGCGGCGTAGTTGTACTGCGAGGTGTCGTACTTCTTTACATCTTTTTCGTTTTCGCAATGGCCAAACTGGACCACAGCTCCGCTTGGAAAGGTCCATCGTTTCTTTGTGTCGTTGTAC